TCATGCCCGCTCAGCCGCCAGGGCCTCCTCCAGGGCGTGGGCCATCTGGTCGGGGCAGGAGGTGGGCTTGGGGCCGCAGTGGATGCCCTTCATCCGCTCAATGGCGTCCTGGGCGTTCATGCCCACCACCAGGCGGCTGATGCCCTGCAAATTGCCGTTGCAGCCGCCCTCCACGCTGACGCTTTTGATCACGCCGTTCTCCAGCTCCACGGTCATCTTCCGGGAACAGACGCCCCGGGGGGTATAAGTATAGGTCATATCGCTCAAACTCCTTTTGTGTAATCAGGAGTCCATTATACCCCAGACCGGCGGATTTGGCAAGACCTACGCCCGCTGCTGCTTCCGCTGCAATTGCAATCGGTCGGCGATCATGGCGATAAACTCGGAGTTGGTGGGCTTGCCCTTGGCGGACATAAAGGGCAAGTATGCCTAAAAAATCCCCCGCCGTAAATGACGGGGGATTTCCCTATTCCAGCTTGCGCATGACGCTGTTATACACTCGCTCGTTGACGACCTTCAAGCTGTCCATGAGTTCGTCCATCACTTCCCACGCACGGGCCGGGTCAACGCGGGCCACCGCGCGGAGGAAATCGCTATCTCCGTACTCCTTTGCGGGCGCGGCAGAGTATCGCGGCATCGCCGGCGGCTCGCCCTTCCCACGGTTTTGGTTTTGGATGGTATACAGCGTCGCCAGCTTTTCGTAGTTCGTCCAGCTGGATTTTTCCGTTTCCAGGCGAGAGATCCAAAGCTGCAGCTCCTTTTCGTCGATCATCGGGGCCTACCCCCTTTATTCCTCCATCATGTCCATTGCACGACGCAGGGCATCCTTGATGCGGTCATCGTCAGTCTCGCGCATCATATCGTTGATCTGGCTGCGCAGATGCTCAGTTGCGTCCGTGCGGCTGTAATGCCCGCGGACATAGTGCCGTCTCGCGTAAGAGACGCCCCTCCCATACGAATTGCGCATATCGTCGTCGTGATAGCGGCTAAAATAACCGCCCTCTTCAAGCGTCTCGATCTTGTCGATGTTCTTGATGGTGTCGGTCAGCTTATGCGCGATATCGAGGTCTCCCGCGCCAAGCTCACCCTTGCGGGCGATTTCGTCAAGCTCCTTGCAGAGCATGTCGCGCAGATTATACATAGATTTCATTCCCATTGTGTTCTCCTTTCTCAGCAAACTCTGGTAATGATAAGGTTCGCGTTTCTCACGTCAATGGCTTCGCCGCTCACGTTGCGGATGGACAGCGACGCGCAGCAGCCCTTTGTAACGTCAACGTACTCGGATGCCGCTGCGTTAAAAAACGCCTCCGCAGCCGTGGGCGTAACCGTCGCAACGGAGGACAGCAGGGGTTCACCGTCAACCGCAATGGCAACGGAGATGGGGCCTGGGGTCCCGCCGGTGCTTACGGCAATGTTGCCGATAAAGTCCACCTTGTAGCGGGCGCGGCACTGAGAGCAGTTGCCGCGAAGGTTAAACAGGCCGGAGCCTACCCGGTGAGTGATAAGGCCCTTTGTGCAGGGGATCGGTGCCTCGGTAAAAAGCACATTCTGATTTGCCGCCACAGTCTGCGTGGCAATCGCAGTGTATTCAGGCATAGAAAACTCCTTTCATAAAATCAGCGGCAGGGCTATTGCCCCGCCGCTTTGGTTTAGTATCGGCACGGGGCCGAACATTTTGTTGACGTTAACAAAACATTGCCAACAAAAAGCTATGCTATGCAGTTATCAGCAGCCGCAACCGGATCCACATCCACCATAGCCGCTACCCGCCCACGGGTTGCAGGTAATGTAAGCGGGAGAAGGGCACGGGCGAAGCTGCGAAATAAGATAGTTGTTCTGCGCAGACTGAGACGCCGCCAGACGCAGCTCCTGATTTGCACTCTCCAGATCGCGCATCTTGGAGTTGGTCAGGAAGTCCAGAATGGCGCGGCTGTTGGCGTTCTGATTTTCCACGATGTCGCGGGTCGCGTTCTGCACCGTGTTGCGCGTGTCGCACGCCTGCGCGGCCATGTCGTAGCGCACGCCCTCGATGCTGCGCTGGGTGTTGCAGCAGCACTCGGCAGCCTGCATCTGCATGGCGTTGAGCTGCTGCATCAGCGCGGCCTGCTGGTTGGCGCGGGACAGTTCAGCGGTCTGGAAACCGTTGTTCATGTTTTGGTTGACACCGGCAAAGCCGTTCAGCAGCGTGGTGTTCGCGGCATAGAAGCCATCGCACAGCCCACCGTTGATGAGATCCATCTTGCGCTCAATGTTGGCAAAATCGGAAGACAGCACATAGCCGTCTACCACGCCGCCGGAATTGCCGCCGTTGTTGCCCCAGCCGTTATTACCCCAGCCAAGGAAGGCAAACAGGAACAGGATGATGATGAACCAACTGCCATTACCATCCCATCCAAAACCGCCGTTGCCGCCGGAGTTAGTGGGTGCCACGGGCATTGTCAGCATGGGAGCGCCGTCAGAAGAAAGAGACATAGAAAAACTCCTTTCAGTTTTTTATTATCAAATCGTGGCCACGATATTGATTAACCTAACAATTTAGCAAACACTTTGCTTAAACTTTGCTTAAACTTGCTTAAACTTGCTTAAACTTGCTTACTGCATCAGGCTTTGGAACTGCTTCGCCATCTGCTGCAACTGGTTCAGCTGAGCTTGTGAGAGTTTCCCGCTCTGCAAGAGCTTTTCGACCTCTGCTTTGGGGTCTCCCTGAAAGCCTGCCTTGAACTGTTGGAACTGCTGCATCATCCGCTGGAACTGCCCCATGGGGCCGGGCATCTGCCCGCCCAGGGCCTGAAATAAGGGGTTAGCCATTCTGCTCCTCCTTCTCCTTTTTCAGCGCCGCCACCTGGGCGGCCAGGGCGTCAAACTCGCTCCTTGGCACATACTCTACCGCCGGGGCTTTGGGTGCTCTGGTGGCCGCCGTGCGCTCGGTGTAATCCAGGATACGCATCGAGGGCATCCCCGCTGCGTCCACCGACTTAATGTACACCGTCTGGTTCTCGCTGTCCCACAGGGGCACCGTGTTTCCGCTGGCCACCATGTAGCTCTTGGCACCGGTCTCCCCCTGCACCCAGATCATCCCTTGCTGCGGGGCCGATGCTGGCGGCTGAAACTGCTGGCGCATCTGCATGAGGTTATCCGGCATAGGCGGTGCGTAATAGGGATTTTGCCAGCCGTAAGGTGTGTAAGCCATTTTAGTCATCCTCCTTGACCCAGTAATACAAGATGTTCTCGTTGCTGCTGTCCCAACTGTCCCAGATCGTGCCATTTTGCACGCAGACCACATGACCGGACAGGGCCAGAATATAGGTGCCTACCGGGTGATCCTCCGCAAACTGTCCCACCGTGTAGCAATCAGGGCAAGTGTCCGGCACGATGTACCGCCGGTATCCGATGCTGCGGAGATACCGGCCCCAGCAAGCATTTGCAGACGGCATATCGCCATCCAAATACCCTTCTATTGCAAGTGCAAGATACGTTGCGCCCCAGTCCTTACCGGTGGCTTTCGATATGGCTCTGACGGTACAATCGCCTACATTTTTACCTCGTGGATTTCCATTGTAATAGCTATACATATTCGCGCCTATCGTCGTGGAAAAGCTCTACAATTCGCGCAAGGGAAAGCAATCCAGCGGCGTCATCTTCGTATTGATTGCATATATCACGTGCCATATCCGCCGTATACCCACACATCAACAGCCGTTCCATTCCGCTCATTTCGCCGCACCCCCTTGTATATCTATAAAATACAGCAAAAAAGACCCAACAAAGAGCCTGAAAAAGGTCTTTGTTGGGTCTTTACTTTATGGGTTTTTGATATGGTCGGCAATCTTTTGGTAACCGTTGCGGCGGCGCTTCTTGACATACTCGACCGACGCAAACAGCCTGTTTGCCACCTGCTGTCTGGATTGTTGCTTGACGTCGCACGCGATGATGCAAAACGCCTCGTCTCCCGGAAGATCAAGCGCGGCGATGTAATCAATGGCACGCTGAGGGGCCATACTGCGCAGCTTTGCGCGGATGTCTCGGTAAGTTGTATTCATGGCGATTATATTCGCCGTGGACTTGCGGAGCTTTGGCGGAAACAGGGGGTCGGCGCATCGTTGCCCCGGTTTCGTCCAGATTTTTAAACCCGTTACTTTGACGCTCTCTTCACATCATCTTGAACCTTCCCGGATAAAACCGTCAAACCCGGCGTCCTTCAAACGCTGGAGCATCTTCTCGGCGTTGGCGCGGACTGCGAAGGCCCCCACCTGGACCCGGTACAGCACATCGCCGGTGTCGGCCTTGGGTTCTTCGGCGGGCTTCTGCGTCTGAGCCGGGACGAAGGCCACGCCCAGGTACTTGCACAGACCCTTGGCGATGGCTTCGCCGATCTCCGTGGTGTGCTCCACGATCCAGCGGGCGCCCTGGATGGTGTCGTGAAACTCGCACTCGCAGTACACCGACGGCGCATTAGGTACACGCACCTCATAGTAACTGGCCTTCTGGATGTTTTCGGAGGTGCCGGGAGACAGCGGGGCCAGCTCCGCGAACACCGCCTTGCAGGCGTCGTACCCCTTGCCGGGGATTGCGTAGCAAAACATCCGGGTGCCCATGACCTTGCCGTTAAAGGCGTTGGTGTGGACGCAGTTGTGGATGTCCGCGTGCCAGGCGTCGGACTCGGCGCATCGCTGGGCCATGGTGGTGCCGAAGGCAGCCAGCTTCACCTCCACGCCGCTGCGGCGCAGAGCGGCAGCCTCCGCTTCGGCGATCTTCTGGCACTGGACGTGCTCATTGGTATTGCCCCAGGCATAGCGGTTTTCCGTCTGGTCGCTGGGGCTGATGTACACTCGCTTAGTCGGATGCTCTTTATTCGCTGTCGGGCGATCAAATTCAAGCACCGTTGTCTGCTTCCTATCAGATGCCCAGAGATGACCAGCCCCCGCCTTCCACCCATATAGGCAAGGCTCATGCTTCCACTGGTAGTCTTGCCTGCCCATGACCATTGCATTTTTAACCCAAATCAAAACCTGCCGAACTTCCCATCCCGTCATCTGGCACGCCGATTCAAAAGCATATGTTTTCAGAATGGCGTGCCAGATGTAAAATACCGCGCCGGGTTTCATCACAGAGTTAGCCGCTTCAAATGCCGCTTGCAAAAACGCAATAAACTCGTCATCGCTTTTCGCATCATTTTCAATCTTGAGTGCGTCCTTCGTTTTACCTGTATAATCAACACCATACGGCGGGTCTGTAAGCAAAAGGTCTGCTTGTGCCCCCCCCATGAGCTTTTGTACACATTCCACGGACGTGCTGTCCCCACACATAAGCCGGTGCCGTCCAAGCTGCCAAATATCGCCAAGTTTGGTAATCGGTTCAGATTCTTCGTCGACCTCCGGTGCTTCGTCCTCAGTGACTTCGTCCGTTGTGTCTTCCGGCAAGCCCCAATCAAAGTCAAAAGCCGACAGGTCGAGACCAGGCAATTCATCAGCCAACAGATCAAAGTCCCAATCGCTTTCGTTGCTCTTGTTATCCACAAGCCGCAGGGCGTTCACTTGCTCCGGTGTCAGATCGTCCACGCAGACACAGGGCACTTCTTCCATGCCCAGTTTCTTTGCAGCCAGAGCACGGCAGTGACCGATAACAATCACGCCGTCGCGGTCAATCACAATCGGCTGCACAAAGCCGTACTGCTTGATGCTCTCCGCAACGTTATTGATTTGCCGTTTATCGTGTTTCTTTGCGTTGGCGGCATACGGCACAATATCTGCAAGCCGCCGTTTTGTGATTTCCATGCTTTCCTCCTGTTTTGCTACCGGCCCCCGCCCCTTGGCCTGTACATAGCAGACTTTACCCGCCCCGAAGGGCTACAACGCCGCACTCAAGGCAGCGGCACTCCTCTTTTGGCAGGGACGGTTGGGAATCGAACCCACCCAAACGGTTTTGGAGACCGTTTCGCCAACCTTGGTACATTCGCCCCTATGTGGTGCGGCATTGCAGCCCTGCCCTGCTTTAGCACTTCGCCGGAACGCCGGCGTCGCTTGCTGAGGTCTCCCCTTACGGGGCACCTATACCGCATATGTCCCCTCTGGGTCACATCGTTGAGAGGTGCGAGGGGTCCTGTTGGTGCCGTGTGGGAGGTGCGACCTCCCGCCCCGGATCGCGGGGTGCAACGAGCGCACGGCATATAACAACAGCCCATAGGTTTCCCTACAGGCTGTTTGTGCCGGTATGACCTTTCGGTGCCGTAAGGTGCGCCCGATACCGGCGGCGCACAGAAGGGAGGAAAAGTGATGATTGGGAAATCGCGTGAATGACCATGTCCTATCATCCACTGTACCTATTGTAGCACATCATTAAGTGGAATTTGTGCCAACTTTTTCAGCAAATCCGCAATATATGGCGATGTCGTGCAAAAACTGTTCTTTCCTCCTGCTGAATGTTCTCTCGCTGATCCCCGGTACAATGATCTTGTTGCGGGAATACTTGTGCTTGCCCTGACAGTTGCGCATGATCCCCTGTGTAAGCTGCTTGCGGACGCTCTCGCTCTCCAAATCCAGCCCGCAGCGGTCTATGGCATATTCCACCGCCCGCATTTTCTTGGTTTCCGGCCAGTTCTCTATGGCGGCCAGCTGCTCCGCCTTGCTCTCGGCGGATCTGCCGATGCCTTGTCCTCTTGGCATGCCCTCTGCGGCGCTATGCGTCCCGCCCAGTATCTCCGCCCGGGCCTCTCGATACGCCCGCACCCGGCGCGGATATCCACGCACATAAGCAATGCACTCCAACCGCACATCATAAGGCAGTGTCGCCTTTTTGCTCATTTCCCCTCCTTTACTCCGCGCTGTTTACCATCTTATATTCGCCCCGCAGAGCCTTTTCAATGTCGGTCATCTTGATGTATCCGTTGTTTTTGGCCTCCACCAGCTCCACAAGGCACTGCTGTAAGTATTCCAGGCTGCGGGTGTCGTGCTCGTCCGCCGTCTCCTCCCGCACATGGAATCCGCACTTGTCCAGCAGCACGCAGGAAACATTGTCCATGCATTGTTTGGTGCCATCCAGGCGGCCCAGCTCGTAGGCCTTGGCCGGATTATTTGGCACCGGTCTGCCGTTTGCCCTTTTGAGCATCGCTATCACCCCTTTCCTCGTATTTGCATACGCCCGGTGTATTTGCCACTGGGCAGAAGTCCGCACACGCCGGGCAATCTGCGTTGACGCAAACCTCGTCTTGCATCCACTTGCATTCATCAATCATCGCCGTCACCGTCCTTTCCTTGATGGGAGATCCTTCGCATAGATATTCGCACCACGGAACACACACCACATCTGATAATAATACGGGACATTCCAGCTCGTTAGGGCAAGTGCAAATTATAGCCCCTGTCCTCGCAGTCCGGGCACTCAAAGTACGACTTCTCCTGGGATATTCCATTTTTTCGCAGGTTCTCCAGCACCGCCGTTATGTCCATCGCCGTGTTCCTCCTTCCATCTCGTCTCCCAATTCCGCACGGCGGCTTTCCAGTCCTTCATGCGGTTCTTGCCTACCATCCACCCCTTCTGCTCGTAGAAGGCGACAAAACGATCTGCGTTGACGTGATAGCCCTGCGCCTGAACATAGGCGGATACATCATCAGCGGATGGTGGCGTGAAGCGCTTCGCGCGCGTATCACTCACACCGTTAGGTGGGAGTGTATTATCTTTGGTTTTGTCTTTGGTTTTGTCTTTGGTTTGGTACGTTTCGTATACGGTCGTATTCGATTGTATACCATCGTATACGGTCGTACCCTCGCGACGTGCATATCGCTTTTCGATGTTGCGCTGATTCTTTGCGCATCTCTCGTCATACGCCGCTTTTGCCCTACTTACATCGTCCGCAATAAAATCAAATGCGATTGACTCCCGTCCCGTAAGTTCCTCCGTCTCTCCGGTCTCGCCATATTTCAGCAAAGCCCGTACAAGCCGACCTACCTCTTGATCTGAAAGTTTCTCTAATTTCTTGCGATAACTGTAATAAAAGGGGATGTACTCAAGAGCCACTATGCACCGCCTCTCACTCCTTCGGCGATACGCCTACTCCCCATTCTTTTCTTCCTGCCTTTCGTACTCGGCCGTCAGGTGCCGTGCGATGGTGCAATGCTCCCACGCCCCGGCACAGAATTGATTCATATAGCGGGATGCCGCGCCGCCCGTCTCAAAGCTGACGCGGCTACCGCCCTCGCAGCATACCCGCCGTTTCTCGCTGCTGGTAAAGTATGGGCAGGTGTACCGCTTGTGCCAGTAATCCATGCCGCTCTACCTCCTATCAAAACGGAAAATCGTCGTCCGCGTCGAAGTCCTCGTCCACCTCCACGAACTGTCCGCCCGCGTATTTCTTGGCGCCGCTGTCCGCGTCCTTCTTGGCATCGCCAAAGTAAATGTTGTCCGCCAGCACCTCGGCGTTCCGGCGCTTATTGCCGTCCTTGTCCGTCCAGTCCCGCAGTTGCAAGCGGCCCTCCACCACGGCCATGCGCCCCTTGGAGAAATACTTGGACACAAACTCGGCGGTGGTGCGCCATGCAACCACGTCAATAAAATCCGTGTCCTTAGTGCCGTCCGCGTTCTTAAAGTCCCGGTCTACCGCCAGTGTAAAGCTGGTGACGGCTGTACCGTTCTGTGTCCTGCGCAGCTCCGGATCGCGTGTCAACCGGCCCATGATGAAAATCTTGTTCAGCATCTCTTATCTCCTCTCATAAATAGCTTTTCCCAAATTCGCGGCGAAAGTCCGCCTCCGTCCATCTCTGCTCCTCCATCGCCTTGAGCTGCCCGTACCGTCTCAAACGGCGCATCTGGTCGCCGTTCTTGTGTACCGCGCCGCGCCCGTTCCGGTGGCAGCGATTGCCGCACAGGTACACCACAAGGCCGTACTTCTCGCTTTTCTTCCGATTCGCGCCGCCAAAAATGTGGTGACGCTCCAGCGGGTCACCGGTGTCATTCCGGCCGCACAAAAAGCATCTTTTGTCGTTCATACGCTAACCTCTCCCCACCGGCTAACGAGGGCATCCAGCTCTCGCGGTGTCATGGTCTCAATGCCGACATCCCGGCAGTCTTGCACAATGGCGTCTATCAGCCGCGCCATCTGCTCCGTGTCGTATACGGAGCTGCCGTACCATACAGTCACGTTTACGCAGCCCTTGAGCTTGCTGGGGCCGGTATCGGTCATCCAGCCGATACCGTTCCGCTCCCAGCTCCGGCAGAACGCTTCCACCGCCTTTTCCCGCAGGCACAGCACCTCGCTTACACCGCCGATGCTCTGTATCTCCTGCCGGTATACATTCTCTCTCGCAACGCCGTAGTGCGCCGCCAGCTTGTCCAGCAGTACCCATGCGTAGGCATTTGCATCGAGGCTCCGCCCCTTGCCTTTGATGGTGGCGGTGTACTCTTTCCCCGGCTTTATGGTGTCGCACAACTCCATTGCCGCCTCTGGAGACTTCACACGTAGACACAGCCACGCCCCATCGCTGTCCTGCGACCACCGCGCCGCATCAACCGTTATCTGCTGCATGGTTCTTCCCCGTCGCGTTGGCTGCCTTCATGCAGACCCAGCACAGCCGCTTGCCGTACTTCTTCACGGAGTTCTCCGCGATCTCGCTGGTGGGATACACGCGGTCCCCGCGCTTCACCGACTTAATGGGAAGTCCGCAATGCTCGCACAGCATCGGCGCATCTGCCTTGTTATCCGGCTTCTTTTCGCACTTATCCGGCTTGTCATACTTGCTCTTGTCGGCGTCCCAATACACGTCCGCCCCAAAGCCAAGCGCCTTACACGCCACGGAGATAGCATCAGTCAGCGCCATCTTAAAACACTCGTCGGAGGTATATGGGCCGTTCTTCTCCTTTGCCACGAACGCACTGCCGCCAGTGCCGGGGATAGCGTCAGACCAGGCGCCGCCTGCCTTTACAAACAGATCAATGTCCAGAAATGCGGCTACTTCGCCATTTGCGCCCTGCTCCAACCTCTTGTCAGTGATAACGTATTTCCAGCCATAGCCGCAGGGCCCAAACTGCTCTGTCAGCGCCTTGATGCGCCACATGGGGTTAATGTCTGTCTTGCCCTTCAAGCGCCCCGCCTCGATGCGTCTTTTGGCGCTGTCCGGCACACTACGAACTGCATTGTAGATCGTCATGTTATCCATCACTTCACCCCCATGTTCAATTTCTCGCACAGCTCCGCGCCGGTCACAGACACGCCGGACTTGAGAAGCGGCGCGATGTCCGTCTTACTCACCGTGGGCTGGGCAAAGGTGATCTTTCCATCGTAGCCGTTGTCCATGCACCACTGCACAACAGCGTCCATGTCGGTGATCTCCACCGCCGTGCTTTTGCGATACGTCACGGCACACCGCGCCGTCTGGAACGCCGCGCCGCCCAGTGCCCGTTCTGCATAGGCAAGCAGTTTTTCCCGCTTGCGCTCCATCGCCTTGCGCCGCTCGGAAAGTTCCTTCTCCTCCTCGCGGATGGCCTTTGCCTCCGCCGCCAGATTCTTTGTCCAGCAGAGTACGCCCTCGATCTTGGCGTCCCGCGCCATTTGCAGCGCCTCAAACGCATCAAAATCAAGCACCTCGCCGGTTTCCTGGTCGATCAGGTTCTCCAGCTCCTGATCGATGTGGTACAAGCTCATATTCATTCATTTTCCTCCCATGCGTCCACCGCGTCGATGCAAAACTCGCATCCCACGATGACGCCGTCCTTGTTTTTGTAGTAGGTGTCCGTCTCCTCCCCGCACACGGGGCAGACGGGAAGATCGTAGCCCTTCGGCTCCAATGGGCGCTCCGGCTCGCTATACTGCATCGCGCTTCTCATACCGGTCGCCCCGCCGCTTTCAGCACGTCCCGCATCGTCTTTCCCTCCCGTTATTTACTTCCCCGGCCTGTCCAGTTTGTCCAGCAGCCGCATAAACAGATAACTCACCGTAGCCGCGCCGATATACGTCAGCGCCCATGCAAACACGCTCATTTCGCACCTCCGCTATCCTTTCCGTTCGGCACAAGGCCGACAAACTCAAGCCCTCTGCCGCGCGCGTAAATCTCGCCCATGATCGTCCCCAGCTTTACAGGGTCGGGGGGCGTGACCCAAATGATTTTGTATTCCGGCTTTTTACGCATTGCCTTTTCCTTTCCTCCGTGCTACAATGAGCACAGGACACAATATCTTGTGCTGAGATTTGTTCCGCCCGCCCCGCTCGATGCTGCAACATTGGGCGGGGCATTTTTTACTGCCCATCGCTGGATTTCAGCAGCGCGTCCACGGTAACGCCGAAGTAGTCGGCGATGGCTTTCACGGTGTCAATGCGCGGAGCATTGATACTGCCATTCCACTTCCCAATCGCGCCATTTGCGATGCCGCACGCTCTCTCAAGCGCCCAAATGCTGATATTTCGCTCATCGCAAAGGCGCTTGACGTTCTCATAAATCACTCTCGATCCTCCTTTCACACTTATTCGCATTGTCCTTGACAATGCGAATTTTCTATAGCGTAGCATAGAAAATTTTGAGGGAATTGCCCCCACGCTCTTGACAAGAAGATAGAAAATGCGCTATTATAGTTTTGCAGACATAATTCAACATTTTCTAAGGCCCGCATTCGGTGGGGGCTTGGTTTTTGTCACCCTCTGAAAGCTATTATAGTAGAAAATCCGCTACTTGTCAATAGCTAACTCGCTACAAAAGAAATATTTTTTCCTATGAATACACGTAATAAAATCATCGTCCAAAACATAAGAAGCTTTGCGCAAATACGCGGGACCTCGATCAAGCAAATAGAGAAAGACCTTGGCCTTGGGAATGGAATGATTGGTAAGTGGGAAGATTCCAAAAAAAGCCCGCCGTTTGAAACCATTGAAGTAATTGCAAATTACTTGGGGGCGTCTATTCTTGAGCTGGCGGGAATAACGCCGAGCGAGAACGAAAAAGCCCCCGCCACAGAGGGCGAGGGCTTAAGCGCAGCAAAGAAAGCGCTATTGGTAGCTATTGATGATTTGTCCGACGCTCAGTGTGAAAAACTCCTTCCGATTGTATTGAGCGCAAAACAAGTACTATGAGTAATGTTTTTATTCCGACTAATCCGCATGATAAGATATTGACCGATGCAGAGCGGCAAAAGTGGGAAAGCGATCTTGATAACAAGAAAGATGACTTCCCGTATATCGCTTTGACAAAGGCGCAGCTAAAGCTTTTAAAGCAAGCGCGAACCGATGCCGTATTGATAACCGCGCATAATGAAAATGATGCTGATGTACTCTGCGGTCATAGCTTTGCATATTGCCTTGTAAATGGCGAAAAGCGAGGGCTTATTGCTCGCCAAAGAGGGGCTAATTATCTTGCATATGCGCAGAAAGAAAACTCCCAAGCGTGGTCTATAACGGCGAGGGATTGCCTCGTTGCTGCAATAGGTGCTGTTTTCGGGTTTCTGCTGAATTGCTTGTTCTCTGGTTAATTATATTGCCACTGAATGTTCAGCGCTTCTCGGATAGCTTCAGCTTTTTCGGGGGTAATGTCTGTCGGCTCGTAGTCTTTGCAGGGATTGTCTTTCCCGCAGCCAAGAACGTACCAACCACCCCAAGTAGTATAGCGGACCACAACATGCTTGCACCCAGAGCACGCGATGCTTTTGCATTTCGGAAGCGCCGCTTTGTCAATGATGGCAGATCGGCGGTTGTATTCTCGCTCCGCTTCCTGCGCCTCTGCAAGCTGCAATTTAAGTTTGCGGTTTTCTTCCCGCAGATTATTTAATTCTCTTCTTGCAATAAACATTCTAGCCTCCATAAAACATATTCCGCCTGGCTGTCAGTAAGTGATAGCACCTCAGATTTTAGGCGCTCTCTAATAAGAATAGCATGGTTTTCTTCTTCGCACAACATTTTGTGTCCCTCCAAATAATTGATAGTAACGGGGCTATGTGTCGATTATTGCACAAAAGTTCGGGAGAAAATACAAAAATAAAAGGTGGTGTGCCAAATGTCAAAAAGCAAAATCCCCGGCCTGTCCTTTAGCTGGAAACGCGCGCTCGGAATCACGAAGATGAAAAGGAAAATTTCAAAAGAAACTGGGATTCCCACGACCAAAGCGGGGCGGCAAAGAAAACTTGGCAAACTCCTTGGTATGAAGTAAGAGAAAAGCCCCCGCCGTCTCCGCAACAACGGCGGGGGCTATGTGCAGGCAGCGCCAAGCGGTCGCCGCTGCATGATTTGACCATACTCCGCGTTGCTTGACTACTTCAAGGCCAAAACCTTGCAACAAGACAGCGTTCAACGAGGTTCGACAAGCCCTCATCTTGCGACTTCGCGGCGCGAAAATCGGAATGAATTAAGGTGTTGTAAATGAACATCCAAGAAGTGTGCAAAATCCGTAAAGAAGAATTGAAACTGACTTATCAGGACATTTCCGACACTTCCGGCGTGCCGCTGTCCACCGTGCAGAATTTCTTCTCAAAGCTGTCGAAAGCCCCTTCAATTTACACTGTCGCGCCTATCTGCAAGGCGCTTGGGATCTCACTTGACGAGGTGTTCGGAATTTCCGAACGGCTGACAAGGAACGAAGAGACCTTGCAGGCGCGAAATGACGAGCTGGAGCGCCATGTTGACGCAAAGGAAGACATGATCGAGATTATGCGGCGTGGTGTCCATATCCGCAACGCCGTGATTTTTATTTTATTTGTGGTGGTGGTGTTACTGACCGCGTGGTGCGTGTATGTCGATTTGCATTGCGCAGATTACGGATTTTGGAGGGGGCGGTGATGAGAGCAGCACTGTATATCCGCGTGTCGAGCGACGAACAGGCGCGGCATGGCCTGTCATTGCAAGAGCAAAGAGATGCGCTGACAAGATATGCCCAAGAACACAAAATGACCGTGGCGGGTATCTATGAGGACGCGGGAATATCCGCGCGAAAGCCGTATAAAAAACGTCCGGCGCTCCTGCGGCTGCTGGGCGATTGCAAAGTGGGGAAGGTAGACACGATCTTATTTATTAAGCTCGACCGATGGTTTCGAAATGTCGCGGGGTATTACGATGTGCAAACGCAACTCGACCAGTACGGCGTGACCTGGCAAGCGACGGAAGAGGACTACGAGACGCGAACCGCGTCCGGGCGATTAAAGGTTAATATCATGCTCTCCGTTGCGCAGGACGAAGCAGACCGCACAAGCGAACGAATCAAATTTATAAACGACGGCAAACGGGCAAAAGGGCAACCGGCAGGCTCAAAAGCGCCTTTAGGGTATGCCATCAAGGACAGGCAATACCAGATTGATAACGGCACGGTAGATGCGGCGCGAGATATGTTTGCCGCGTTTATCCGGCTAAAAAGTGTCCTTGCCGTAAAGCGATATATGCTTGATACATGGGGCATTGACCGAGCGTATAGCAAGTATGTAAACTATTTCCGTAACCGTCTTTACATCGGGGAGGTGTACGGAATCGAAAACGCCTGTCCCGCGCTGGTAAGCAAGCAGGACTTTGACCTTGTAACTGATATTATTCAGCATCGGTCACAACGCTGTGCGGGAGTTGACACAGATCGCGTGTATCTGTTTTCCGGGATATTGCGCTGCAAAGAGTGCGGGAAAACGATGCAATCGGAAACCGTAAAAAAAACATATACATACTACCGATGCCGGACGCGGATGCTTGACAACTCCGCTTGCCCGCATACAAAAAGGATCCGAGAAGATGCGCTGGAAGACTACCTACTACACGAGATGGAGGGAATCGCAGAACGGAACAATCGGTACTATAAAAAGGCATATAAAAAGCCCACGCAAAGCGCGGACTCAATACGAAAGAAAATGGGCAAGCTAAAAACGCTATACCTAAACGATCTGATTGAGTTGGACGAATACAAGCGGGAGTATGCGAGCTTGAAAAAAGTACTTGAAGCTACGGAAGAAAGGCCAGAAATCAATTTGGACGCGCTAAAAAAGGAGCTGCAAGAATACGAAACCTATTCCCGCGATGAAAAAAAGGAATTTTGGACGCGCTTCATCAGGCGGATTGATGCAGACAACGATGGCGCGTTTTTCGTAACGCCCCGTTAG